AATTTCTCTATGTAATAATTTATCTATTTCTTCTATAAGCATTATTTATTCTTTGTGCCTGAAATCATTTTACTAATAACATCAATTGCTTTAGCAGCTTCTGAGCTTTCAAGATTGTCTTCATGCTTTACCATATCTGCAAGAAGTTCTACTGCCTTAATAGCTGCTTTGGCATTTCTGTCTTTTTCTTTTTCGTCAGCCTTGAGTGTACCCTCTGCACCAATTTTATATGCATCAAGTGCCAGCTTCTGTTCTTTCAAGTCAAGGTCACGGTTTTTCAAAGCACCTTCACTTGCTTCTTTAGCAAGCTGTGCCTGTACCTTTTCTTGTTCAATCTGCAGACGTTGGGCTTCCATCTGAACCATTGCCTGTTCAGGTGATGGACCTTTTTGTGCAGCAGCCATGTTTGCTTGTGTTACTTGCTGTGCAGCCGCCATCATTACCTGCTCAATTACTGCAGGGTTCTGAGCATTAGGGTCACCTTGTGGTGCTTCTGCCATCATTTGACGTGTAAGACCATTGACTTGCTCTTCATACTTCATTACTACGTGTTCTTGTATGTTAGCTTGTAGAATAGGAACTACACGTTGCATAATTGGATTACCACCATTGGCAGGGTCTTGCATAAACATAGTTTTAATTTGAATGTGTGCATCGTGGTTCTGTCCTGCAAATGCTTTGATAGGCAGACCTTTAGTTGCTGCTTCAATATCTGTTACAGGGTCAAGAGCTTGCGCCTCTGGTTTTTGTGGAAGTATTCTGTCTAAGTTAGGAATGTTTGCCGCATTAAGAAGTGTACGATTTAGTTCTTCCATATTAAACATACCGGGTGGTGATTGTTGTGCTTGCTGCATAACCATCTGTGCCATCATCAACCTGTGGGCAGACGAAGGAATATTAGGGTCGGATACAGGAAGTACATCAACACGACCATCAAAGTCACGTTTAAAGATTGTTTCACTTACACCGGGAACGTCATATGGATACTTAGCAGGTAAGCTTTCATAATTAATACGTGCAAGAATTTTAAATTCGTCCCGTTGTGATTTATGCAATCGTTTATGAATTGCACTAAAGAACTTACTAGAAGCCTCAAGCAATGCCATAGTTGTACCTACAGGACCATAGTTAGAACCTTCTGTAATAACTTGCTCTGTAGTATCAGCAAACTTTTGACCTGCTCCTGAGACAAACTGAAGCATTTGGAATAATGTGCCTGATGGTTCTTTGTAAGGCAGAGGTACAATTGAACGAGACAAGTCCATGCCTGTTGCTTCTACTTCTTTAAACTCACCCGGAGCAATAGGGTCATTGTCTCCTACAATACGTACACCTTTTGCTTTAAAGCCACCGGGAAGGTTAGCAAACTGTCCTGCATCAATAAGGTTACGCATGGCTGCAGTAGCAGACATTGTAAGGTTACCAAGGAAGTGAATAAGACCCAGACCATAGAACCCAAAACCCGGAACAAAACGATAATGAGTAAAGAACATCTTCTTTTCTTTATTCTTATCTTCTTCATTCCAGTTTCTACGAATAGACAATACTTTACGTGTTGTTTCTTCAATAGTTACAATGTAAGGACATTCATAACCATAACCTTCAATATCAAGATAACAGTGCTGTTCAAGAAGAACATACTGCATATCTGTATCGGAAGAAGGAGACAAACCAAGTACTGTGTCCATCTTCTGTGTTAGGTCTGATTGTTCTGGAATATATGCATCAGGTAGTTCTACTTCTGCATACATACCTGAGTACATTGCATTTGCAATCTCACGAGGGCTACGATATAAGACATGAGTATACCTGTCAGCCCGTCTTAGGTCTGTTGCATAGTAAGACACATAGAACTGGTCAATAGGTACAAACTCACTGACAGGACGTTCTACTGAGCCGTCATAATAAATCTTTTTAAATGAACTACCAATAAGTGGTAAATGAAACAACATACGTTCAAACTCGTCAAAGTATTCTGGCATCCTATCAGTCAACTGATAGTTCATAAAGTTTTGTACACGAGTTGCTTGTTGTTGTTTTTCAACCGATACATCGCCAAGAACCTGAGCTTTAACTGGGCCACTGGAAGGAAATAGTTCTTGGGATGCACGGCTCTGGAATTTAACTGCAGACTCAATGAGTAGTGGATGTACAGCAGTGGCTGCACCCTCAAAAGGTTCTGTAGTTTCTTCCAGTTTCAAACCAAGCAGGTCAAAGCCCCGTTCAAACATGGATTCCCATTCTGCCCGTGACTCTTTATCTGCTTCGTATTTTTCGTAAACTTCTTCACCAATGCTAATAAGTTCGTCTTCTTCTATTTGCTCGGCAAGGTTAGAATAAAATTCGTCTTCAATATTAAAATCTACAATATTGTCTATATCTTGTAAATCCATTTCGGGCATAAACTCCACCTCTAGTTCGCCTGTCTCTGAATCTACTTCAAAATTTACATTTGGAAAATCTTCTTCGTTTTGTTCAATATTTAATTGAATAACATTTTCTTTACCAATAGGGTCATTAGGATTTTTTTCAATAGCCATTTTATTTCCTTCTTAATTAAGTCCAGTTAATTGTTATTATATACTTATGTTCTCCAATATGCAACCCTTCTTTTTGTTCTTGGACTATCTTCCCACTCAGGGTCTTCTGGATGTATTAAGTTCCAACTGTCCTTCATATAATGAATTGCCATTGTCATACAGTCTACTTGGTCATCATGTGAGCCATGTGGGAAAGACATACATTCAGCAAACAAATCGTCTGACCATGTCTTGTCCTTTGGTATCCATACACGCCCTGCTTCCATCAAAGGAGTAGAAGCATAGACACGAGCAACCTTATCCCTATCTGGAAGATAGTCCAACACAGGAAGACCTGCTCTTCTCATGTCCTGAATAAGAGACTGACCAGAAGCTTTCTTTTCTATTATACATACATCTGGATTATATTGTGCATATACTTCTTGTGCTTTACGTCTTAGTTCTGGATATTCAAATCTACCTCTTATATTACCTAATAATATTAAGTTAGAAGTTATTTGTTCTGTTCCATATTCATCTTCTTCGTATGACCTAAATATTCCCCATGTTTGTATTACACTATAGTCAGCAGTACGTGCAGTACTAAAAGCAGTATCATATGTTTGTATTATAAAGTCACATGGCGGTGGCTCGTCATCATCCCACCACCTAATCCATTTCTTTTTAATAATACCACCGTCATCAGGTGAAGGGTCTTGCATATATAAAGAGTTCCAATATCTACTACCATTGGAACTTCTAATCTCCATTTCGTCTATCTTTAATAGCTCGTCTGGTTTCCACTCAGGAAAGTATGAAGAACCTTCTGGTAAATCTAATAGCTCTGCTGCTTCTTCATTAAGCCATGCAGGTATACTAATTACTTCCCAAGGGTTTGGCGTTTCTTCTGCGTTCTGTTCTTGCTTTAACAGCCAACCACACAAATCATCATAGTGATATCTTGTATTAATAATAATGATTGCACCATTAGGCATGATACGAGTACGTAGACCTGCAGGATACCATTCCTTAATATAACGTCTACCTGCTTCACTGAAACTGTCTTCTTCTGACATCACGTCATCTAGCAAGGCTACGTGAGCACCACGACCTGCAACCTGACTTCGTACACCTGCTGCATAGTAAGACCCGTTTTTATTTGTCTTCCATTTACCTGCTGCCTTTACATCACTTCTAAGGGACACACCACGGAATATCTTTTGAAACCTGTCTGTGTTTACAATGTCTCGTACAGTTCTACCAAAGTCACTTGCAAGCTGGTCACTGTGGGAGACAGACATAATCTCATGGTGACCAAAGTTACCAATGTACCATGCAGGAAATAGTTTACTACATATTACTGACTTAGAAGAACGAGGCGGTAAGAAGACCATAAGTCTCTTTGTACTACCATCTAACACACCCTGTAGCTTTTCACATAGTAGTTCTATGTGTCTTCCCATCTTAAAGTCAGAGACAATGGTAGGAGCAAATATCTTTACAAAGGTAAGGAAGTCATCCTTTGCCTTCATATTTGCATAATGATGCATCTTTTCTCTTAGGTCCAGGAATAGAGTTACATTGTGTATTTCTTCTGGTGTTCTATTTTCATCTACTTCTAAATCTAACATTTAAGTAGGCTCTCCATTTATAGAAAGACAACCAATCTGTTTTATTTCAAAGGGCATATTATATTCTTTCCATAATCCCTTTAAATCATATTGCATCTTACCTAATCTTATTAAACATTCTTCTTGTCTTGCATATGGTCCATATGTATCCGATACTTCCATACAGTTATCTGGGCTACCTATTACACAGGCAATAATTATTGCTTTAAACATTTTAGTTTTCCTTCCATATAAGTGTTGCAAAAATGTCACACTCTAATAAAAAAATAAAATACCCCTATTGCGAAATCTGTAAAGATATGTTATTTTCTATTTAGACCCACCGGGGTAAATATATACCCCCAAAGACACCCCGACACACCTACCAATATTACTCATTTACTATTATACTTATAATCTAATTTAACTATATTATATATTATTATACTTCTTTTGTCAAATATTTTATATATACTAATTAGCCCCCGACCCTGACTATGAAAGACCCTGTGATTTTTGAAAATATATGTCAGGGGTATATTATATATATAAATAGACAGACAGTTTTTGGGTGGGGGTTCTACACATACTTCCCAAGACTGCACAAAAATTAGGCATAACATCCTTTTTCTACCATAGATTGCACAACCATAAGTAGTGTTGCAAAAATGTCACACTAGTTTTTCCCAGATTTGCTAAGATTCTGCACAATTATTAGGCAGAAGGTGTGTATAGTGTTGCATAAATACCACACCCCCCTTCCCATGTCTACACAACAATAGATTGTAATCATTAGATATTATCCAGATTTAGTATAATTATAT